TAGCCTTTTCGTATTGACAATACTTACTTGCTGCATTATGCAATGCTCTAGCAAATAACTTAGTTGCATCCTTTTGATTTTCTAAGTTATGCCATTCTTCTAGTTTCTTAGGATGCTCAACAAACCACAACCACAACTCTTGAATTATGTCTTGTCTTGGAACCATTGGATATTCTTTTGCTTTAATATTAGCGACTGACTTTACTAAATTGTTATACTCTTCTACGTAATTTACCACTTGTATGTTATGCCTTCTACTGTAAATGAATTACCAATTACTGGAACTGCTACTGGAGTCACCTTACCTCTGTCTATATAGAGGATTCCAAAACCTGACTGCCAGTTTGCTGAACCACCCTTAAGGTATGTGGCTTGCTTTAAGTCCATCAAGTTACCAACTTCAAAACCAAACAATTGGCTAGTGACTTTGCCATTGTAAGAAGTGTGATGATGCAAGAGTCCTTGCTTATGTGTATGTCCACACACCACTGACATACCAATCTTCTTGGCTAGTGCCATTGCTGTACCGCCAGCGTAACGACTAGTTGCACCCTCATCACCGTGTCCCATTACCCAACCAGGAGCAAAGTTCCATAACTTATTGTGATAAGTAATCTCTAGTTCACGGTATCCAAGTAACTTCTCATACTTTAAATCACGTAAAGAAGAGAACGCTGGTGCATACTTCTCTACATATCTTTGTATTCTATCGCCGTGATTAGAACGCATTAGATGAAATGGCTTATTACCAATAGCAGTTTTAAATTGACTCATAATTTTTGTAGTTTCATCTAGGTCTTTTTGTAGATTGCTATGCTCTGCGGCATAACCTTTAGACCAGCGAGCAGGTGCTAAACAATCTGCTTCATCACCGACACAGAATAATTCATCTGGTTCATAATCTTTAACAAACTTAAGTACTTTTTTTATTGCTTCTCTATCGTGTAAAGGAACTTGTAAGTCGCTTAACACAACTATTCGTTTACTCATTAACGCCTTCCCATTGACCATCCAACACCATTAAGGCAATGATGCCGTAGTTTGCTAAGTCCATAAAAGAATCTCTCATTGATTCGTTTTCTGGAGTAGCACCTGTCTCGTACAGGTTGTTAATGCGAGCCAACTTGTCGTACATTCTGACTCGTAAACCATTGATAGGTCCGCCTGGTGCGTCTGCAATATTCTTCGGACCATAATCTTTTTGCTTTTTAACTAGTAACTCTGCAAGTCTATCTGTCTGTAGGTAAACATAAGAAGTAAAAGAATCCATACCGTTCATATGCTGTATATCTTTTGATTCAAATGTGGTCACGCTGCTACCTCTATTCTTTCTGTGATGATGTGATGATTGTTAGAAGAGAAAAGACTATTGACATCTTCCCCTTCTGGAATGTTGATTTGAATTACACCAGCAATTCTTCTTGCCATCTCTTTAGCAAAGTCTCTTCCTGCTTGGTCACCATCTGCAAACACATAGATTCTGTCAAAGTCTGACAAGATGCGATAGTGATGAGCCTTAATGTTCTTAACTCCTGGTACTCCCAATGTTGGATAACCTAACTTCGTTAAGGTAATTGTATCAATCTCACCCTCGCAAAGGCAAATCCAATCAGTGGCTTGGAAGTATGCATTAACGTTGTATAGATGTGTGGTTGCTCCAGGGATTCCTAGATACTTTGGTTCGGTACTATCAATACTTCTGAATCTAATATCAACTACACCTGCAGATGTAATGTAAGGAATAGATAATCTTCCTCTGTAGGCTTCGTGTCCTACTATAGGTTCTTCTACAACACCTAATTTAAATTGCTCTACGTCTTGAAGAGATAGTCCCCTGCTCGTTAGGTACCCTTCTGCCAATCCGATTGACTGATGGTACTTTAATGCTGTCTGTTCCAGCAATTTCCTCTGCTCTGGACTTTGCTTCATTAAATGTTATTCCTTCCTGTTCCATAATTATCTTAAATATATCGCCTTTAACTTCGCAGGCAAAGCACGTAAAGGCATTGACCTCATTGTTAACGGTTGCTGATGCGTGTCTATCTGAATGGAATGGACATTTCATAGACCTCCATCCTCTACCAGATGGTACAGTTTTTGCACCGTAAGACATAAGAACTAATCCTATAGGAGATGTCAATATCCAGCCTCCTTTAATAGTTCTAAATAAATATCAACTGGCATCGTTGCATACCAATCACCAACATTAGTTTTACCTTTGCGTTTATGAATGACCGAACCAGTTGTAGCCTTAGCGTTTACAATCTCTACCTTGAGTTCTTCAACCCAGCCAGCCAAGTCTTGAGCCTTTTGATTCTTGACTTCCAAACAAACATCTGCCACACCAGCGATGTCTCCACAATCCAGAGTGCCTTTAAGAGCACGCCTCTCCGCAGTTTTCCATCCACGTTTCTGTAAATATCTGACAACATCAGTCTCTGCTTTCGTTCCTTTTTGTTTATTGGGATGACTCATAGGTGTGCCAATTTCCTATAGGCTCTTTGTTTCATAGCATCATACTTCCAAGGCTTTGCTATGCATCCATACTTCTTATGAATGTAATCATAACTACCATACGATTCAGCAATTAATCTTTTATCAGTCTCTTCATTATATTCTTTATGAATAATAAAGATACGTCCGCAATAAAAGCAGGCACTAACTAGATTCTTTGCTTTCTTTGTCCAGACTATGCAGTGATTACATTCCATCTTCGTATATATCCTCATTGTTCTGTCTTAAGTAACAACTATTGCAAAGCAATATCCAACTTTTATAAACGACAACAGCATTGTTTTTTTTACACCAATCGCAAGGTGTAAATACAAATCCCTGTTCCGTTTCGTTTATCAAGGTTCTATATCTCTATCTATGTCATCAAGGTTCATATATTCAGGGTTAAATTTTAAGTACACAGCATCAGTACCAGATGCATTGGCAGCACCATAACGATTCTTTACTGGTGCTACAGCCAAGTCACCTGCTGGCGTGAGTGCAAGTGTACAAATTAATGCAGGCATCTGAGATACCTTGCCTTGAATACTTGAGCGTGGAGGACAAGGGTTTCCATCAAACGCTTCAGATGTGTGATGCAATAGAAGTATTGCAGCGTTAGTATCTCTTGCAAGATACTTAACTTCTTTCATAGTAGAACGCATCGCTGACCACTCTTCACCACCGCCATCAGATATATCAACTAGATTATCTAAAACAATTAGATGTGGATTCTGTCCGTGAATTTCTTCAAAGGCTAGTACCTCTTCATCTAAATCTGTTAGTGATGGTGCCGCTTCAAACGACCAGAAGATATGGCTTGAGTTTTTATTAATCGCTTCTCTTGCCCAGTCTTGCTCTTCTGAAATTATTCTTTCGGCTTCATCTTGAGTCTTACTAGTAACCATACTTAGTAATCTCATAGTCATTGTGTGTGCTCCAGTGTCTGCTGATATGTACAACGTTGGCACGTTAGAACGTAAAGCAATGGCGAGGGCAAGTGTTGACTTACCCACGCCTGGTGCTCCAGCAAACATTGAAACTTCAGAACGTCTAAGAATTATTTTCTTCTTATCGAACGCTCTAAACACAGGGCGTAGTGGTTCTCCACCAGCCTCAGTCTTTCCAATAGTTCTGCTTAGTGTTCTCATTATTCAGTTATACCCAGCCTGGTTCGCCTCTGCGAATCCACATAGGTTCGCATTGGTCTGGTGTTCCCTTTGGTGATGGACACATCCACGCTTGCCAAGGTCCCTTAGCACCTGCTCCAGACTTGTGCTTACGTGTACCGTGTTTGCAACTAGGTGCAGGTGCACTAGGTGCAGTAGCAACAGGGGCTACAGGTGTAGCACCTAAAGCGGTAGTTGCATATGCAACGTTAGCATCAACAGAACCAATCACGACTTCTTCTAAAGCCTGAATAGTCTTGTCAATACCTCCACTTATAGCACTTAAGACATTACTCTGAAGTGCTTCGTAATCATCACCACGAACCGTGATAATGGTGCCAGCCTTTGTCTTTACATTCATTACGAATGTTGATTCAGATGACATTGATTTCTCCTAACGGAAGTTCTTCACTTCCACTTACCCAATAGCAGTGCTCTTTGTAGGAGCACATTTTACACCCATCGAAATTAGGTAAGTAGATATTGTTCTCTCTCGCTTTTTGAAAGAGAGCAACCAACTCATCCAACTTCTTTAGCGTAAACTCATTGAGGCTGACAGGAGTACTCGTGCTTCCCTGTCTAGCCATCCAGTATGCACCGTAAGAAGGGCGTATTCCTAGCGTTCGCTCCATCATACAGGCATAAACCTGTAACTGTAAATCCGTTTGTGGTGTGCGTTGACCTGTCTTTATGTCAAGGATTATTAGTTCACCTTCAGGTGTGACAAACACTCTGTCAATAGCACCCTTCATAATGATGCCACCGACTTGCATCTCTAAAACTAATTCAATTGCTGGTTGTCCTTGCGGTGTGGTCCATAACTTCCATCCCGAACCTTCTCTCCAAGAAACCCAAGCATCAAGAAACTTTCTGCCGTTCTCGTACCACCAGTCATAGTTCTCACCATCAGGATTTGCTTTGGTTGTGCGTGATGATTGACGGAATGAATCCTTATTTAATTTGTCGTAGCCCCTGTCTTGTGACTCTCTAGTCCAAGCGTCAGACCATATATGACTTAAGACATCATTGCTCATCAGAAACCTCGCTGTCTGCAGTGCTCATCAATCTCTTGCCACTTCATATTCCTTGAGAAATTAGCAGCGACCAATGGGTCAATCTTTTCCACCAAGGTCTGATACATACCAAGTCTCTTAATTCTTTTACCCAATTTAGTTCCTTCTTTATTTTCTTCAGCAATCATACCAGCATAAATGATTGAGTAAAGTAATTCAACTAGGTGTGTCTCGGTATATTTTTTAGCAAGCATAGGTATTAGTTTTATAACCAACTTGCTTTCATCTTTGTCTGTTAGGTTGTAGAACTTTATAAAGTCTTCATAAACTCCAGGCTCTTGCTCGTCTATCCTTGCTAGTTCTGCAAAGTACCAAGAGTCTAAAGGAAATAAATACTCTCCAGGCTTTGATTCTTTTCTCTGTACGTATATGCACCATTCATCAAAGCGTCCCTCGCCAAATGAAATGATGTCTCCGTTAGTCGTTGTTAGTAGATGCCTTAACATTCTCAGTCTCCCATAATTTTAAATCATAAACTTCTGTCGCTCTGTGTACTGCCGAACCTCCAAGGTTCCAAATGGCAGGGACTTCATCCACTCCAACTATACGACTTAAGTAGTACTGCCATCCGCAGTTTAACCAAGTTGTGATAGATGAATAGGATGTATGTTCTGGTACTTGATAGCCATTAACTTCTAACATTTGTCTCCTTATGTCTCCAGTTTAAAAGTGTAGAGATGGGGAGACAATCCATCTCTACACGCAAACAACAGCAGACGAAAGGATATTTTCTGCTACGACAAATAGTAACACATAAATATTTTATATGCAACTACTAGTAGTTATATTATATTATATATATTATATATATATTATATAACTCCCCACCCTGCCACCCTTATTGTATCAATTAATAATTGATAATGCAAATACCAAACCCTGAAGAAATATGGTACACTCAAAACCGAAAGGAGAGATGTATGTTTTTCTTGCCGATGCCTGTTGATGACGTGGTTCTTGACAGGATAGTAAACGAAGCACCTGCTCGTGGTGCTGATGTATCTCGTTCTTATGTACGTCTTAAGGCTGAAGACAAAGGCTGGACAGATGAAGAATGGGATTGCTTAGAGATAATTATTCATAAAGAATCTAGATGGATTTCTGATGCAAAGAATCCTAACTCTAGTGCTTATGGATTGTTTCAAATGTTAAAGACCCCTGAAGGTTTACCTGTTTCCAAGCAAACCAAGAGAGGTCTTAAATATATTAAGCACAGATATGACACACCTTGTAATGCCTTAAGACATCATAACCGAAAGGGATATTACTAATCCTCTAGGTCTTCTAGTTCCTCATCATCTTCGTAGCCGTGCAACTTCTCACTGGCATCTCCAAACTTAATTGCTAGTGCACCAATAGTTGCTACCAACATTAGTCTAACGCTTTTGTTTTTAGATGCTGATTGCCAAGGCTCATCATCATTAACTAAATCTTCAATGATAAATGTTATGTCCTCGGTTGCTTCCATAGCATTAACTATTTCACTGCTGAATATGCTATTGATTTGCTCTTCGATGTGGTACTCTTCTTCATTGCTCTTGCTCATTACTTCTCTCCCTATTCCTTACGACTCCACTGTAGTCCCCAAACTCTAGTGGCTCCGCAATTATTTTTAATTGTCTTCTAAGTTTCTTTCTTTCTCGGTAAGAGGTCCCACCCCAGACACCTCTTACATCAGTATAAAGAGCATAGTAGAAACACTCGTTTAATACATCACATCCTTTGCAGTATTTCTTCTGTTCGTCTGCAAACTCTTCGCCATCTCTAGTGACTACCGTATCAAAAAAGAAATCAGGATTTGGATGGTCTTTACACTTCGCTCTTGTTGCATCTACATTAAGACTTAAGTCAGAACTAAGTGCTCTCTCCATTTTCTATCAACCTCTTCTTGTATGTTGGATAATCTATTCTTTACTCTGTATAGTGCTGGTCCGTAGTCAACCAAGTCATATGGAATCCACTTGTTCTTATGGCTTCCAAGTATCTCAATTGAATTATTCTTTACATCGAAGATGTACGCAAACGTTGCCTTGTTGTGGTCTTTGTCTTCCCAATTAGCCCAACTTCTTTTGTCCTTTCTTGGTACACCGTATCCTTCTACGTGGTCTTCCTCTTGGTAACCTGCAATCAGGTCACTCGACAATGCTTCCCATCCTTCGTACTTAAATAGAAGGGTGCTTAGTGCTTTATTTGTCGTGTGTCTTAAGGCTAAATCCATTAGCACAGGTACTACCTTCTCAGGTAAGCCACCGTAATTGACATACCGCCCTATCCAAGCGGTGTCCCCTACATATCTACCTACTACGTATCGTACTGCCATCTCGTGTCTCCTCTTTTAGTTTGTCTCTCTCTTGTCCGAGTTGTTCAATCGCTTCAAGCAACTCAACAAAACTCATACCAGTTATTTCTTGTACTGTAAACTTACCCACCTTATTCTCCTTTGTTATTACTGAACACTATCTCTAGTGCCATCTTATCGTCTAAGTCTCTAGGGTCAATGTCTAGTTCCTTAGCCAATTCTTCTCTACTTAATTCCCAAGAACGTAATCCTTTAAACTCTTGGATGACAAACTCTTTACGTCTTAAGTCATACTTGGCTCGCTCATCGCAATCTTCACAAACATAAAGTCCTACACCCCAAGGTGAATACCAGTTGTGTTCGTGCTTAGCATCGCAATGACGACATCCAACAAATGTATAGAACTCGTCTTCACTTATCCATTGTGTGTTGGTTCCTTTGCCTTTGCAAAAGAAGCACACGTCTATTACATTACTCACCTTGCGTCTCCTCTTCTTCTGGTTTTTTATATCCGTACCAATCCATCCAGTCAGTATTCATTTGATTCCTCTCCTATTCTTTGACCAACAATCAGGGCACATTGGTTCTTCGTCTACTATCTTATGTAATTTATTTTCAAATGTAAACATATACTCGCCACACTCTTGGCACTTCTCATCACAATCAGGGCAACCCTCTTTGTAATCTAGTTTCGTATAGCACAGGGTACATAAACCCTGTGCTACGTAATCGTCTAATCCTGAATGGCTCATCGTGTCTCCTCTCTTATGCCTTAAGACTTATCTTCTCTTAAGACATTCATCTCTTTCATATCACGATGACATACTACACACAGCCGTACCTTCTCCGTAGTAATTCCATCGCCTGTGTCCCACGACATTAGGTATTTGCCTATGCTCTTGGCTGGAACACCTCTCTCTGCAATGTCTGGACAGTCGCCCATCTCACAGATGTCTAATGTATCTATATCGTTAGCCTTAAACAAGTCGTGCAAGAAATTAAATGCTTCTAGTTTAGTTTTAAATTTCCTGCTGAATAACTTGCTTAGTTTAGTTAGTGACTGAGAGTTTCTAGTCTTATGTCTTAAGTCCCAATCCAATGTGTGATACATTGCGAGCAGTTCTACCTGCTGACTTAGTGTTACCTCTACTGTTTCTCTTTGCATCGTGTCTCCTCTGTTCATTATTCTAGTGTACCAACTACTACCGCAACAATCAATATAAGAATCGTATAGCCTACGATTAGTACCCTCTCTCCTCTTTTGGTTAGAGTCATACCAGCGATAACTATTCTCTCGTCTTGTTCTTTCTTTCTAGTGGCGAAAGAATAAAGACCAGTCTCGTCTATCTTTTCCTGTTTCATCTTGCCTCCTCTCTTCATATGTCTTAAGACTTAACTGTTTCTATTGCTTCAAATACTTTTCTCTTGTCTTCCCAATCCCAAGCATCTAGGTACTCGTAAAGGTTTTCGACTTCTGATTCACATTTTTCTAGAGCGGAGGCAGTAGCGATTATGCTACGCAACTTAGTAGCGTTATCCCTTTTACCTTCTCTGTAGGTGAATCCTTCTATGGTTTCGTTTAATTCTGTAATGATTTCATCTCTTCGTTCTAGAATTAAACGGCCCCACGTAATAGTTCTTTCTATTGTTTCGTTGCTTTTCATTTGTCTCCTTTGTTGGTTCTTGATTTATTTTAGAGGACACGCCTTGACCTTGTCAAGCCTCGGTGTTGTTAAGCCTCGGCGTGTCGCTCCTCTTTTAAGTCTTAAGACTTAATCTTCTTTTGCTTT